GCGTACGCCTTGGATTGGCGAGGCGCTGCGAATTGCTGCCGACCCCGAGGTGCGGCTGGTTTGCATCCTTGCCAGCATTCAATCGGGCAAGACTTTATTTGCTCGGTTGTATTCCTGTCATGCGGTGGCTCGTGCTCCTGGGCCGATGCTCATCTTGCAAGACAACGACCACAACGCTCGGGACTTTAATCTGACTTCCCTGCGTCCGCTATGGGATCAGTGTCCCGCGGTTAAGGAGCGGCTAGTGCCCGAGATGGACAGGTCATCGACAATTCAATTTGACCGAATGACGGCTTGGGTCTTGGGGGCTCACAATGATAAGAACTTACAGCGTCGGTCGATTCGTCACTTGATTGGAGACGAGGTTTGGCTCTGGCCCAAGGGTCACATCGCTGAAGCCTCCGCTCGGGTGACTGCCTTCGGCTGGATGGGCAAAAGAATCTTTATGAGCCAAGGCGGAATCGAGGGCGACGACTTTGACGTTCTCCACCGCTCGACCGACCAAAGGGATTGGAACTTCCGATGCCCGAAGTGCGACAAACTTCAACCGTGGTTATGGGAGCAAGTCCGCTTCCCCGAGGAGGCAAAGGCCAACGGAACTTGGGACAAGGTAAAGGTTGCGAATGGCACGACCTACGAGTGCAGCGGGTGCAGCGAGAAGTTGCCCGACACCTCGGGTACGAGGAACGCTTGCAACGCTCGAGGCGAGTTTGTTGCGACTGCACCGGCAACCCGATCGGGCTTTGTCGGACTACATTGGAACGCCCTTTGTTCGATGAGCTGGGGCGAGTTAGGGGTGATGATGCTTGAGGCTCGCGAGGCAAGCGACCTGTACGGAGACGAATCACCGCGGCGCATCTTTAAGCAAAAGAGATTGGCGATGCCATGGAGCGATGAAGGCGGGTCAATGCTTACGGACGTTAAGGCGAGCGAGTACAAGATGGCCGACCCTTGGGAGTCCGAGGCTTGGGTGAGCGCGGCGCATGGTCGGACGAAACTGCACGACGCAAAGCCCGAAGGCGAGCCGGGTGCGATACCTTTGCGAACCTTGGGCGTGGACGTTCAGAAAGGCCACTTTTGGGCGGTCGTCAGAAGTTGGGCAAGCGATGGTCAGAGTCGGCTTAAGTGGTTCGGCAGGGTCGAGAGTTGGCAAGAACTCGATGCTTTGACCGTCACACTAAGTATCCATCCTGCGATGGTTCTCGTGGACTCGGGCGACCAAACTCAACTCGTGTACGCTGAGTCGGCAAAGCGTAATTGGAAAGTCGCCAAGGGCTCGGGGCAGCAGGACTTCGCAGTAAGCAAGAACCGCCGTAGGTTCTACACCGAGCCGCAAGTTGTGATGATACCAGGGCAACGGAATCGGGCGCGGCTTATCTCGTTCTCCAACTTAGCGATTAAGGACATTCTCCACGGCTTGAGAACACGTCGATTGCATACCTTCCCAATCGACACATCCCAAGAATATGTCGACCAAATGGATGCCGAGGTGAGGGTCAAGGACAGGCGAACTGGCAAGCCCATGTGGATTTTACCGCAGGGTAAGAAGGACAATCACGCTCTAGACTGCGAATGTCTTGCCGCTTTGGTGGCGCTTAGGTGGGGCGTGGTAGGTCGAGACAAGGCGGCCGAGGATGAGCCACTGTCAAATGAAGGTGAGTCGTCTTTATGATTAGACCTTCCCAGCCGCTACTTTTCCTTGCCGCAATAGGTGAACACTTATGGCAGCATCCGGCATTTTCATCGGCTTGTCCGAGTCTGATATTCTCGCTATCCGCGACAAAGCGGTGTCGATGCTTAAAGAGGGCAAGACAATCATGAGCTACTCCGACAGCGGTTCGTCCGTTTCTAAGCAAATGGTTATGCCTGTCAAAGAAGTCTTAGCCGAATGCAAGATGGCCCTACAATCTTTAGACCCTGCGACTTACGGTAGCCGAGTAACAATCATTCGCACTGACTACCGTCGCTTTGACGGCTTCTGATTTTATGCCACGCAAACCTGTTCCCAAGAAGTTAACTGCTAAGGGTGGCAAGTCGCCCACCAAGGCTCAAGCCGCGTCGATGAATGGCGGGGTTGGTGTTGGCTACGGTTACGAGAGCGTGCGGCAGAATGGTCGCCGGTCTTTCTTAATGCTCGGTGCGCCCACAGATCAGCGCCGAGAGTTGACCGCTCCTAAGCGGTTGGAGATGCTCAAGCGTATTCGCTGGGGCGAGCGTAACAGCGGCATGGTTCGTCAAATCGTTGGCGACTTGGTGCTCTACACGGTCGGCGATGGTTTCCGTCCGCAGGCCCACACGGCAGACGCGGCATGGAACGCAACGGCTGAGGCTTACTTTGCTAATTGGGCACGACGTGCCGACATCACTGGCCGCTTTTCCTTTAATGATTTACTACGTATCGCCGAGCGTCGCTGGGTTTTAGACGGCGACTTCTTCTTGGCCAAGGTTCGCAACGCTAACGGTGCGGCTAAGTTGCAAGGCATCGAAGCCCATCGGGTAGAATCCCCTGACAATGACAAAGCCCCGAGCACGCATGACGGCATAATTTTTGGCGCATACGGCGAGATTAAGGCTTATTGGGTGCTACGTTCCGACGGTTCATACCGTCAGATTTTAGCCAATGCGATGATGATGGTTCAAGACCCCGAGTTCGTATCGGGTGCTCGTGGCCTTCCTATTCTGCAACACTCGTTCTCGAATATCCAAGACGAGATGGAATTGCTAGCGATGGAGAAATCAGCAGTTAAAGATGCGGGCGAAATTACCCGCGTTCTCAAGCGTAACGGTGGCGAGTTCGGCCCCGACTTGGCAAGCGAGCTAGCGAGCAACCCGCAAAACGCGGACGCCCTCGGGCAAGGTCTAGGCGGTAAGTTCATCGCCCTTGAGCCTGGGGAAGATTTAGTATCCTTCCAAAGCAATCGCCCTTCGCCTACATTCACCGGCTTCCTCGAAGCAATCCAGCGTGACATCTCTCGCGGTATCCTACCCTACGAGTTCACCAACGACCCTTCCAAGATTGGCGGGGCATCGGTTCGCCTAGTGGTCGCCAAGATGGATCGGGTAGCATCCCGTCACCAAGGCATTTTAATTGATAAGATTTGCGAGCCTACTTGGGGCTATGTCATCGGAGACGCTATCGCCTCGGGCGAGTTGCCAGCGATTGACGGCTGGGAGAAACATTCCTGGACTACTCCTAAACGTGTGACGGTTGACGCAGGCCGTGAGGCCGCCAACGACCGAGCCGACGTGGAGATGGGTCTCCTCTCAATGTCTGAACTTTATTCCCAACGCGGCTTAGACTTCCGCGAAGAAATGGCAAAGCGAGCCGAGGACATGACTTACATTAAAGACCTAGCCGCCTCGGCTGGTATTCCCTTCGAGCTACTTTATCGGATGACCAACGCTCAGCCCGGTGCTGTTGCCGCTGCTCCCTCGACTGAACCCACAACCAACAACCCTTAATTTTATGAAGTTCTTAACTAACGCTCTTAAAGGCCGCGAGCCTCTATTGATTGACCCATCCCGAGCCGCTGACCATACGGCGCTTGCGGCTAATGCCGGCGTAATCGAGGAGACCCTATCGCTCATCTTCGGCAATAAGCCCGAGGCATACAAGGCAGGCCGTGTCGGTGTCATCCCTTTGAAGGGCGTGATCGGCAAGGGACTATCCCGCCTTGAGTCGCTGACTGGTGCGGTTGACGTGGACGAGTTTGCATCGACGCTCGAGGAGATGGAAGATGACGAGGAGATTGAGTATATCATCATCGAGATTTCATCCCCTGGTGGAACGGTCACCGGTGTCGAGGAGGCCGCTAGCCTGCTTTCAAACTCAAGCAAAAAGACTATCGCTTACACTGAGACGGAAGCCGCAAGTGCCGCCTATTGGATTGGTTCAGCCGCTGACCGTTTCATCGCCACCCCTTCGGCTACGGTCGGAAGCATTGGCGTTTATATGGCCATCCCCGACTACTCCAAAGCATTTAGGGCCGCTGGCGTTAAGATGGACGTTATCAAATCGGGCACGCTTAAGGGTGCTGGCATCGCTGGCACTTCTTTATCGGACGCACAACGTGCCGACCTCCAAGCCCAAGTTGAGGAGATACACGCTGAGTTTAAGAACGCTGTCCGCGCTAAGCGTGCGATGGTCAAGGATGAGGACATGGAAGGCCAAGTTTTCTCGGGCCGCCAAGCCGCCGCTAAAGGTTTAGTCACCGGCATCGCCACGAACCTTCGTTCCCTCATCGCTGAGTTGAACAAGTAAGGATGGCAATCGAAGTCCCGCAGTTTATTCGCGACAACGCGAGTCGTGGGCTCGAGTACAATGCCGACGGCAAGGGTGGCGAGGGCATGACCGATAAGACGATCCGTGAGGCCCGAGACATGGCAGACGGTAACGTCTCCGAAGACAAGGTGCGCCGCATGGGGCCGTGGTTCGCTCGGCATCGTGTGGACATGGACGCTCCTGCAAACGACCCCGACAGTGAAGACTTCCCTGGCAAAGGTGCAGTCGCTTGGCTAATTTGGGGAGGCTCAACTTCGGGCGACATTATGGATGCCGCAAAGTGGGCTGAGCGCATCGTCGAGCGTCTAGACAAAGAGAAAGAATCAGCGTCCGCTTTTACTTCTACTCAACTAGTGAACATGGATACCATCGAGAATCAACTCGCCGCCGCTCTCACTTTAGTCGCTGACGGTTCAGCCGCTGTGACCGAGGCTCGCGAACACGCCAGCAAACTCGCAGCCGACAATATGGAATTGACCGCACAGGTCGCCAAGTTGGTC